CAAAGTAGTAAGTTTGTTAAAGATTCTTTTTTAAATACATTGGCTGACCTTGAGTCAAGATTCGGTAAACTTGAAGAAAAAATTGAAAGACAATTATCGGATGCGTTATTAGAAAAAATTGAAAGTTCTGAGACTGGTCTTGGATTTAAACCGACCATTAGAAATATAATGGCGGTTATTATGGCAAGTGTTGATGGATTTTATTCTTTGATGGATGATGTCCACACCAATTCATGGGCGTTAAGGGCCGACCCTGTTAGGTTGGATGCTGTTTTAAGTAATAATGAAGCCAATGGTGTTGATACTAAGGATTCTGTCCCTGGCACACAAACCGGTGAGGAGAATTTCATTTATCCGTGGCCACAATATTTTGAATCTCAAATAGATGAAAATGGTAATTCTAGTTTTGTATTAAAATATATTGGTGACCCTAATAGTACCAACCGAACCAAAGGTTATTTATACGACAAATGGCCAGAAGTCGAGTTTGTTGAAGAATATATTACCGGTGCTTTATTAAGACAAACACTACCTGAGCCGTTAACATCTCCAAATCAAAAACAAAGTGCGCCATTTATTCCAAATAACGCAATAGAATTTCCCTATAGTATTATACCATACGGAAATACTTCTGCGGTTCCATTCTACTATGAAATTTTTGAAAGAACTTATTTGGCTACAAATTATTCAAATTTATTCAAAACACCACAATCAAAGTTAGATTTATTTGCAACCATAGGTGATTTCGAAGCGTATACCATTAAAGAACGTATAGCTTCTGACCCGTTCTTAATGATGCAATTAAAACGTTATGGATTTAATTTCACTAATTTTATTCCGTTTTTACAAAATATATCTAACGATGGTAAAGGTGAGAGTTGGGCTCTTTATGAAAGAGATTACTTTGTAACCCCATATATTAGAAATTATATTGAAAAAGACTCTGCGATATACTCTATTGAGCAATTCAATGCAGACAGTTTAACGATTGATGAATCACAAGAAAGTGAAAATAATTTAATTAAATATCTAAAAAGTAGTGACTCATCATCGGTAACAATTACCGACACATATCCGTTTACGAGTTTAAGTTGGTTGAAGTCTAACATGGCTTACGGTGTTAACATATCAAGTGTTGAAAATGCAAATGACACCACAAAGTCACTATATTGGTTGGACACTAAAAAATCTATTGTTTCATTTAACCCACAAAGAATTACAAACCCAACAGCCGATGTTCCGTTAACGACAGTTACATGGAAAAATACGTCATTAAATCAAAATGTTGACCAAGACAATTTTCAACCACAAATACAAACAAACTTAGAATTAAATGCTTTGTTTTTAGAAAAAACAACAAACAATAGTAAATTAATAATAACAGAGTCGGTAATTGATTATGGTAGTGATTACGAAGGTTCGGTCTTATCAAAACAAACAACCTCGTTACTTAACACACCTTATTTTGTAAATGCAATTATAGAGGGTGTTAATAATCTGAAAAGTGGTAACCAATACCCATATAAGAGTTTGGGATATCTATTTTTAAATTCATTACCAATATCAACACTAAGGGAGAAAAGTTTATCGACTGAATTAACGGACACAATAATTAAAGAAAATCAAAACAATTATTTGTCGAGTATCTTTAATAAGGTGTCTGCGGTTCACAAATTACCATATGCATTCATTCTAAAATATGGTTCAATTTGGCATAGATATAAAACATATGTAGAGTCAAATACTGACATATTAGATGGTGTTTGGAAGAGTTTTGATTACTCAGAAGCTTACGACCCAACTTCAAGTGCGGCAACCACAACATATCAAATAAAAAATTATTCAGGTTTAGATTATAATTTTAATCTAAACACAACTGGTTTTGGTAATTTAGGAATAAACATTGGTATGTACCCTGAATTAATTAATGCCGTTAATTACATGTTCAATGAGGAAGATATTATTAAAGGTTATTCACAGGATGATTGGACAGAGGCATATAACAACGGATTAAGACTTGGAAAAACAAATCAATCTTCAGTGTTTTTGGGATTGGGGTCGATGCCAACAGACCCACTTAATACGGTTCAAATTAGAAACTGGTATTCATATATAAAGACAGAAGATTATTACTTAGATGAGGGACCAAAACCCAAAATTATTGTAATTCCCTCAACGGGTGGTTTAAGGTTTAGTCAATATAAATTTGAAAATTCAAATTTATTGTTGGGTGGATTTTTAAAAACATCGGGACAAATTGAAAATGACCAAACTCTTTATGATGGTTCTGTTCGAACATTATGGAACTCTTCAAACTATGGGTACTATGATAATTCATTAACAAAGAAACCGACATATAATGAATACTTAAAAATTGTTGACCCAAATAAAGAATTTCAAAATCCTTTTGATATAACTTATCAAGGTGAATATTCAAATATTGAGGAGTTATTTGGTGTTTTCACAAAACAAATTTTAGATGATTTTGAAACAGAGTTTTTAAGATTTGTTCAAAAACCAACAGATACCATTATTGCATTGGCGGGTGAACAACTTGCTTTGGATTTCTTTACACCAAATATTTTAAGTTCTTGGGAGAATAGAAACATTATACAAGTTTTAAATAAATTATTTGTTATAAATGATTTACCACTAACGGGTGATGAAGACAAGGATGGTCCACTTATTGCTGAAAAACAATTAAGTTCTTTTGCCTTTGGTATTGATAATTTCTTAGCTTATCAGGTAATTTTTAAAAGAGGTAACCCAACAAATTTTAATAGAAGGGTTTGGAACTCTTTTTCAACAAATACCACAGTAAAGCCGTTAGACCCTGTTGATTTTGGAAGTTATGTAACTAATTCGTTACCTTCATCGTCAGGAGGGATTACCTTAGCACAATCTCAATCCCAATATTCAGATGCTTGGCAACAGTTAAAATTAAATGTTGGTGAATACAAACTATCATCATTACAATATAAGAATAGTGGGTCGTATATAACTGATTTTTTTATTGATTTTAATATTGAATTTACCGCTAATAATGTAATTCAGTTGGCACCAATTGTTAAAATGTACGCCACTCAGAAAGTTGAAAATGGTTCAGGTTATACTCCAAGTTCATTCTTAACATCATTCAACACATATCTTTCAGATTTAAACAAATATCAATCAAATGTCCTTAATCATGTTTTTAGATACTTAAATCAAAATTTACCAAATATTACGGAAGTAAAAGAAAGAAGGGTAAGTGCATTAGATGGTGAGGTTGCCAAAATTGAAATATGGGAAACCTTTAAGGCTATGAATGATAAATGGATAGCTGGTGGTGATTTCAAAAATAGAAGTCTATTTGAAGATTTTATGTTTTTAGATAGGGCTAATAGAGACATTGGTGATAAATTAATTGTTGATGTAACAACACTCACCGGTTATTTAAGTGGAACAAATGATAAACTATCGGTGTATAGTTTAATTGGTGAATTATTAAGTAAGAATAATTTATTGTTTATGGCACTTCCGTCTTATGTTAACTTTTATGGTGTACAACAAACAGGTAAGGGTGGTACGCCCACTAATTTGGATATACCTAATAGTGCCTTTGGAACTTATTTGGAAGTTGATTATCAACAATCAAAGCCAAAGTTTATTTGTTTATATACTGATAAATTATCTGAACACACACAACAAAAAAATAATATAGATTACAGATTTAACTCTGATAGTTTTGATATTGGAAGATGTTCAGATAATCCTTTGAGAGAGTCAAATCCGAACAAAGATGATTATGGAAGTTCTAACAAAGTTGTTGCGTTCAATGTTGATTTTGGTATCAGAAATCAAAACATGTTTAAATCTATAAATTTAAATCAGTCACAATATAAAAATACATCTGAAACTTTTTCAGTATTGGTTGATATAGCCAATCAAAATAAAGGACAAAAAGCGTTTCAACAAAGTACATCACTATATAATCTTTATAAAACAAGAAGTTATACCTGTGATGTAGAATCTATGGGTAATGCCATGCTTCAACCAACGATGTACTTTAATCTAAGATATGTTCCAATGTTTACCGGAGCTTATTGGATTACCAGTGTTGTTCATACTATTTCACCACAAGATTTTACAACTTCATTCTCAGGTGTCAGAATTTCTAAATACGCTTTCCCTAACTTTAGTAAGTTAACTATGAGTGTTAATACAGACTTACTTAGAAGGTATCAAAAGAAAAAAGAAGTTATTCCTGTGTCGATTACCGCTGAAACACCAACAACATCGACAATCACGCTCACTGGTAAAACAAATGGTAATGTGTCTAAAACACCTGTGAAGTCAGTTCAAGGTAGCTGTAAAACATCGTATCCAACGTTACCATTTGTGAATGCTGAATACACATTGATTGGGAAAAAAGATGTTGTAACGTTCTTAAATTCAAGAACTGACGTACCTTTGAACATCAAAAAACTTGTATTCGCAATGGCAACTCAAGAACAAAACAAAAACCAAAATCAATTTGGTTGTGTGGGTTATGACCTATATGGTATTCATACAGATGGAAGATGGCCATCAAATATGATGGAATATGTAATAGGACAAGAATGTGTAAAAGTCGATGATGTTGGAAGACCGTATAGACCATTGGCGATATTCAGTTCTTACGAGGGGGCAATAAACTTTGTATTGGCTAGATTTAATACGACAGCATTTAATAATAAGTTTAATATCTATAAAGTTAGATATGGAAGTGAAGGTGAGGCTGCAGCAAGAATTTGGTTAGGTTGGTGGAATTTAGGTGTTGGTATGAAGAGACCTGGAGATGGTGCGTTATCTGCAGAACAAAGAATTACCGAAGAAATAAATAAAAGAATTTCTAAAGGTTTGCCGTGGACAGTAACGGTGGGTATATTTGAAAGTGCAATAAAAAGGGCTAAAGCTTTGGGTCTAAATTAAAAAATTAGTATATATTGATATATTTATATGTTAAAAACCATTATTATGGAAATTAAATCATTATTAGACAACTATCTTTCTAAAGATACAAGAATTACAGAAAAAGAAGCGGGTAACGGTTACAAAGAGGTTTGTGACTTGGACACTGGTGATTGCTACACAGTAAGAATGAAAGACGGACTTATTGAAAGAGTAGACAACAGTCTGAAAATAAATAGAACCCTTAAAGTTGAGACATTACACGGTGTTAAGACTTTATTGAATGGATAAATAAAAAAAAAACATGTCATTAGAAAAAAAAATATTAGAAGAAGTTAAAAGATATAATAAAATTAATAATTATATTCTTGAACAAGATGCCACATCCGACCCATTAGCTGACTTCACAGGTGCCGATACAGATGTAAATTTACCTGCACCTGATGTAGATACACCACCAGCCGATACAGGTGCTGAAGAGATATCTGAACCTATAGATACTACGACTGACCCCGATGTTGAAAAAATCGACGATAAAGGTAAATCTATGGAAGATTCAACAGATACTTCAACTGAAGAGTTGGACATCACTGAATTAGTAACTTCACAAAAAGATATTCAAACTAAACAGGATGAATATATGAAAACAATGTTTGAAAAATTAGATGACTTAACAAGTAAGCTATCTGCGATGGACTCAATTTTTGAAAAAATCAATTCATTGGAAAACAAGATTGAAAAGTATCGTGAAAAGACACCTGAAGAAAGATTACACTTAAGAAGTTTGGATTCGTACCCTTTTAATCAGAAATTAACAGATTTCTTTGAAGATAAAAAAGAAGATATGGAAATGTCTGGTAAAAACGAATATGTATTAACGGATGATGAAGTTCAAAACTTTTCACCGAACGAAATTAAAAAGACATTTAACAAATTTACAGACCAATACCCAAAGAATAACAATTATTGATAAAATAATTTCTCTAATAAAAAAAGGACATCGAAAGGTGTCCTTTTTTGTTTTCAAGTTTGACTTAGACTTTTGTTTACCTATACTTATAGATGAGTAATAAGAGATACTTTAAACTTTAAAAAAAAACAAAAAATTATGTCAGATTCAGTTTTAGATGCGGTATTATCTCAGTATGAGAAAAATACCACCCGTTCTCAAGGAACGAGTAACCAAATGTCACAAGATGAGCGTTTGAAGAAATACTTCACAACCCTTTTGGACAAAAATTCGCGTACAGGTCAAAAACGTGTACGTATCCTCCCAACTTCTGATGGTTCATCACCATTTAAAGAAGTGTGGTATCACGAAATCCAAGTGGATGGAAAATGGGTTAAATTGTACGACCCGGGTAAAAATGACGGAGACCGTTCACCACTTACCGAAGTATACGAGGAGTTGATGGCGACCGGTAAAGAGTCCGATAAAAAATTGGCACAACAATACCGTTCACGTAAATTTTACATTGTTAAAGTTGTTGACCGTGATGTGGAAGACGATGGTGTAAAATTTTGGAGATTCAAAGACAATTACAAGCAAGAAGGGATTTTAGATAAAATCATCCCAATTTGGAAACAAAAAGGTAATATTACAAACGCTGATACAGGTCGCGATTTGATTATTGAGATGGTCAAATCAAAGACACCTGCGGGAAAAGAATACACAGTAGTTCAGACTATTATGTATGATGACCCAACACCACTACACACCGATGAGAGTATTAAAAAAGAGTGGTTAGATGATGAGTTGACATGGAATGATGTTTACGCTAAAAAACCAGTAGAATATCTTGAGGCGGTATCTCGTGGTGATGTTCCACGTTGGGACTCTGACTTGAAAAAGTTTGTTTACGGTGATAGTTTCGAAACAAGTATGGGTGGTCAATCACAACCTGAAAAGAGTTACGACCCACAGACTGATATGGGTCCAGACGAAGACTTACCATTCTAATTTAACTGAGCTTGGACACTTACATTGACATAGTGTCCAAGCTCTTTCTTTTTATCAAAAAAAATTAATATACATAGACAATGAAAATTAGAAAATTAATGTATGATGCTCTTGTAAAGAAATATGAGAGTGAGATTGCAGAATCAGAAGCGACTTTGATGGTGTACATGGAAAATCCTGTAGGTATTGGAGAACATCCACAACACTTGGAAGAGATGGATAAGTTTGTTGAGAAATTGGCAAATGCAAATGACAAGTTAGAAAATTTAAAAGAATTTTACAAATACAATTATGGCAATTAAAAAAAATGATTTTAATTCGGTAAAGAAGAAATTCTCTACTTCAGCCAAATACAAACCCCAAAGGTTTTTTGACTGTGGTTCTGATTTCTTAGACGCTGTGGGTTTACCTGGTCCGGCTATTGGACATATCAATATGTTCTTGGGTCACTCAGACACAGGTAAAACAACAGCAATGATTAAAACTGCGGTAGATGCTCAAAATAAAGAGATTCTACCTGTGTTTATTATCACGGAACAAAAGTGGAGTTTCGAACACTCAAAGTTGATGGGTCTTCAATGTGAAGAGGTGGTTGACCAAGAGACGGGTGAATTGGATTGGGACGGGTTCTTTATCTTTAACAACAACTTTGATTACATTGAACAAATTACAGACTACATTAACAGTTTGTTAGATGCTCAAGAAAAAGGTGAATTGGATTACAGTTTATGTTTTCTTTGGGATTCTGTGGGTTCGGTACCTTGTAAGATGACTTACGATGGCAAAGGCGGCAAACAACATAATGCGTCGGTTTTATCTGACAAGATTGGTATGGGTATCAACCAACGTATTTCAGGTTCTCGTAAAGCAGATTCAAAGTATGAAAATACTTTGATTATTGTAAACCAGCCTTGGGTTGAACTTCCTGACAATCCGTTTGGACAACCAAAAATCAAGGCTAAGGGTGGTGAGTCTGTTTGGCTTAACTCATCGTTGGTGTTTTTATTTGGTAATCAAAAAGGTGCAGGTACGACTAAGATTACTGCGACTAAGGACAAGAGAACTGTGAAGTTTGCTTCTCGTACCAAAATATCCGTAATGAAAAACCACATTAATGGTTTGGGTTATGAAGATGGTAAGATTATTGTCACACCACATGGTTTCTTGGCGGGTAAGGATACTACTGAAGAGAAGGCTTCGATTGAAGCGTACAAGAAAGAGTATTCTGACTATTGGAAAGAAATCATTGGGTCAGATGGTGATTTTGTGTTGAAAGAGGAAAAAGAAGTTATTGAATAACATAAAACTATAATTGTGAATAGAACACTATTAGTTGATGCTGATAATCTCTTTAAAATTGGTTTTCACGGGGTAAAGGAATTTTACCACAATGGAAATCATATTGGGGGCATCTTCCATTTTGTTAACACACTTAGACGTTTCCTACAAGAACACAATTATGATAAAGTGGTCGTCTTTTGGGATGGGGTTAATAACTCGTCTCAAAGACGACTTATTTTTGCTCAATACAAAGACAATAGACGGACCGAAACCAACGAGTTGAAGAAAGAGTCGTATGAGTGGCAAAAGTCTCGTGTGCGTCAATATATGGAGGAAATGTTCATACGTCAGGTGTGTGTTGACAATACCGAAAGTGATGACCTAATTGCTTACTACTGTCAAATTTCAAATGACGAGAAAAAAACAATTTTTTCATCGGATAAAGATTTAACTCAATTAATTTCGGATGATGTTGAAATATACTCACCAATTAAACACGAATATTACCGTAATGGTGATAAGATTAAAATCGGTGATTTATATATTCCACATCAAAATGTTGTCACTTATAAAATTTTAACAGGTGATAAATCAGATAATGTTGATGGTATTTACTTGTTAGGTGAAAAAACAGTTTTAAAATTATTTCCTGAGATACTTGAAAAAACGGTTTCTGTTTCTGATATTTTAACAACAATCAATAATTTGACTGAAGATGAAAAGAAACAAAAATCGATATCCAACATACTTGAAGGAAAAACAAAACGAGGTTCACTCGGTCAAGAATTTTTTGAAATCAACAAACGACTTGTTGATTTGTCCAACCCTTTAATATCTGAAGAAGGGAAAAAAGAAGTTGAAGATTATTATAGTGAGGAATTGGACCCAGATGGTAGGGGTCACAAGAATCTTATGAGAATGATGAATGATGATGGAATTTTTAAATATTTACCAAAAACAGATGATATGTGGGTGGAATTTTTACAACCATTTTTAAAATTAACAAGAAAAGAAAAAAAACGATTTAATATAAAAAACTAAAATTATGAAAGAACAAATGCAAGACACGACCAAGATGGAGTTCTTAATGACGTTGAACAACAACATCATTGTGCAAAGATTTTACAACGTAAAAGGTTATAACCCAAAGGCTCGTAGGAGTTTGGAGGTTTCTAATCTTTTAAGAATTGTTGGTGAAATTGTTGAAAACAATCTTAAAATAAAATCATTGGTCTACATGGTAGATAACCAAGACCAAATTATGATAGACCCTAAAATTTTAGAGACATCAAATACGGATGCTCCTGAGTACTTTAACATCTATGTTAGAATAGGAGATGAGACAATTTGTCATAGAATTGTAGATGCTAAATTGTACCCTCCAAAGGTCAGATATACCGTAGACATACGCCCAGAATTAAAAAGCATACTTACTGGACTGACTGACATTTTTTCAGATGAAGATTTAACTTATAGATACTTGAATTATCAGCTCGCTTAACAGTATTTATAAATCCAAGCACACATTAAAAATTAAAAAAAATTATGTCAAACGATAAAAATTTCGGTTATTTAGGGAACACATTTCAAATTCAATTATTAAATAATATTATTCTCTACAAGGACTTTGCCACTTCTATCGTTGACGTGTTAGACCCCAAGTATTTTGATAATCAATATTTCCGTCTAATCATGCAAATGATACGGGAGTATTATATAAAATACGAACACGCCCCAACCTATAACACGTTGGAACAAATGACCAAATCTGAGATTTCATCACCAATGGCACAAAAAATGGTGATGGATATGCTTGAACAAGTAAAAGAATCACCAATTGAGGGTTCTGACTACGTTCAAGAAAAATCTTTGAAATTCTGTAAACAACAAGAACTTCAAAAGGTTATGTCTAAGGCTCAGAAAATTATCGACAAAGGAGACTTTGAAAGTTACGACCATCTTGAAGAAATGGTACGTGAAGCTCTCCAAGTTGGTGAGGTTGAAATTGGTACTTCGGATGTATTCTCAAATCTTGACGAGGTTTTAGATGATGATTATAGACATCCAATACCTATGGGTATTCAAGGTATTGATAACCTACTAAAAGGTGGTTTGGCTAAAGGTGAGATTGGTGTAATATTGGCACCTACGGGGGTTGGTAAGACAACTATATTAACTAAATTAGCAAATAACGCGTTCAATTTAGGTTATAGTGTGTTACAAATATTTTTTGAAGACAATCCAAAAATCATCCAACGTAAACACTTCACAATGTGGACTGGTATAGCACCTGATGACTTATCAAATCATAGGGATGTTGTTATAGAAAAGGTTAAAGAAATTAAACTTAACACAAAAAATAAATTAACTTTGAAGAAGTTACCATCAGACACTATGACTATGAATCAGATTAAAAATCAGGTTAGGAAAATGACGGCTGAAGGTAATAAAGTTGATATGATTGTTTTAGACTACATTGATTGTGTGGTACCGGATAGGAAACTAGAAGATGAATGGAAGAGTGAGGGTTCTGTTATGAGGGCATTTGAGGCACTTTGCCATGAATTACAAATAGTGGGTTGGACAGCAACTCAGGGTAATCGTTCATCCATATCATCAGAGGTTGTTACTACAGACCAAATGGGTGGTTCTATTAAGAAGGCTCAGGTTGGTCACGTAATTATCACTGTGGCTAAAACTTTACAACAAAAAGAAATGAACTTGGCAACAATTGCAATTACAAAATCACGTTTAGGTAAAGATGGAGTTGTATTTGAGAATTGTAAATTTGATAACGAATTTTTAGTTATCGATACTGAACAAAGTGTTACTTTCTTGGGTCTTGAAGAACAAAAAGAAGAAAGAAATAAAAGTAGAATTAACGACTTGTTGAATAGAAGACAACAAAGACAAAACACAACAAATTAAATAAAAAATTATGGATAATTATATTTTTAGCATGGCACTAAAAGAGCACCGATATGTCATAAAAAGAAACGGTGAGACAGTCTTATTTGAATCTGAAAAGATTAAAAATGCGATTATTAAATCAATGGCATCGATTGATAAGATTGATGTTGAAATGGCGGACAAAATCGCAAGACTAACAACAAAAGGTATTTTTAAAGGTGATAAAGACCGAGTTCCTCATGTGGACGAAATTCATGACATGGTGGAAAATAAACTTATGGATAATGGTCTAAATGATGTTGCTAAAGAATATATCATTTACCGCTCAAAACACCGACCAAATATCTTTAATAAACGAACCAATTTAAAACCTTACGAGTATCCAAATTTAAGTGAATATGTGGATGCTATTAGACATTCATATTGGGTTCATACTGAGTTTAACTTTACTTCTGATATACAGGACTTTAAAGTACACTTGTCTGAGAAAGAACAAACTGCGGTACAAAGAGCTATGTTGGCGATTTCACAAATCGAAATTGCGGTAAAATCGTTTTGGGGTGACATTTACAAAAGACTACCAAAACCTGAGATTGGTAATGTTGGTGCAACTTTTGCAGAATCGGAAGTAAGACACGCAGATGCGTATTCACACTTAATTCAACTACTTGGATTAAATAATGAATTTGAAAATTTGTTAGAGGTTCCTGCAATTCGTAGAAGAATTAAGTATTTGGAAAAAACAATTTCAAATTCTAAAACTGTGGAAAACCAAGATTACTTTGAATCTGTTGTATTGTTTTCAATGTTTGTTGAGAACGTATCGTTGTTTTCACAATTCTTGGTAATCATGTCATTTAACAAATATAAGAATGTATTAAAAGGTATTAGTAACGCTGTTGAGGCAACATCCAAAGAAGAGAATATTCACGCAGGATTTGGTTTTGATTTGGTAAACATAATAAAAAAAGAAAACCCTTCTTGGTGGTCTGAGCAATTAGTTGAAGATTTAATTAAAGCAACTAAAGATGCTTACGAAGCTGAAGAGGAAATTGTTGATTGGATTTTTGAAATGGGCGACTTGACTTTTTTAACAAAAGCACAAACTTTAGAGTTCATCAAACATAGATTTAATATCTCTTTAAATTCAATTGGAATTGATAATATATTTGAAATTAATCAACCTTTGTTGGAAACAACTGAGTGGTTTGATGATGAAATTTTAACAACAAAACACACTGATTTCTTCAATAAAAGAAGTATCAATTATAGCAAGAAATCAAAGTCGATTACGATGAATGATTTATTTTAATTAAAATAATATAAAAAAAATGGAAAATAGAGAACCTTTTGAATGGATAAACGAAGAGTCAATAATATTTCTTCGTAGAGGATATTTGAGTGAGGGTGAACAACCCTTAGATAGAATTAGAACAGTTGCTGAACATGCTGAAAAAATATTAGGCATGGAAGGATTTGCTGAAAAATTTTATGATTATATGGGTAGAGGTTGGTATTCACTATCTTCACCTGTTTGGGCTAACTTTGGAAAAAAGAGGGGACTACCTGTTAGTTGTTTCGGTTCTAATGTTGGTGATAATATTGAATCAATTCTTTATACTCAAGCTGAAGTTGGTGAGATGAGTAAAATGGGTGGTGGAACCTCAGGTTATTTTGGTAACCTTCGAGGTAGAGGTGCCACAATTACAGACAACGGACACGCGCCAGGAGCAGTCCATTTCATGAACCTATTCCAAAGTGTTGTAGACAATATTTCACAAGGGTCAACGCGTAGAGGAAGATTTTCACCATACCTTCCTGTTGAACATCCCGACATTATGGAATTTTTGGAAATTGGAACTGAAGGTTTCCCAATTCAAGATTTAACACATGCGGTTACAGTTACGGATGAGTTCATGGAACAAATGGTAAATGGAGATAAAGAAAAGAGAGCGATATGGGCTAAAGTAATTCAACGTAGAGGTGAGATTGGATATCCATATATTATGTTCACTGACACTATGAATAAAAAAGCACCTGAAGTTTATAGAGATAAAGACATGAAGATTTACAACTCTAATCTTTGTTCTGAAATTGCTCTACACAATTCAGAAGAAGAGTCTTTTGTTTGTGTATTGTCATCTATGAACTTACTTCATTATGATGAGTGGAAAGATACCGATGCGGTTGAGATGATGGTTTATTTCCTTGATGCAGTCGTTACTGAGTTTATCACTAAAATTGATGACATAAAAAACAGTGGAACCATCGAAGGACGCAGAGCATTCTTTTACCTTGAAAAGGCTTACAATTTTGCTAAAAGACAAAGGGCTCTTGGTTTAGGTGTTTTGGGTTGGCACTCACTTCTTCAGTCTAAAGGATTAGCTTTTGACAGTAAGGATAGTGCAAGATTAAACATTGAGGCGTTCAAACTTATTAAAGATAAGTCATACAAAGCGTCTGAAACATTAGCGGAAATGTTCGGCGAACCTGAAACTCTTGTCGGATATGGTAGAAGAAATGTGACACTAAACGCAATTGCTCCTACAACATCTTCAGCATTTATCTTGGGTCAAGTATCACAATCAATCGAACCAATTTGGTCAAACGCTTATGTAAAAGATGTGGCTAAATTAAAAGTGACTATTAAGAATCCTGTACTACAGAAGTTATTGGCATCAATAAAGAAAGATAACAAGGCGACGTGGGATAGTATTAAAAAACACGATGGCTCAGTTCAACATTTAGAGTTTTTAACAGAAGAACAAAAAAATGTGTTCAGAACATTTGCCGAAATTAATCAATCAACTATCATTAACCAAGCGGCAATTAGACAAGATTTCATTGACCAATCACAGTCATTGAACTTAATGATTTCACCTGACATGCCAACTAAAGATGTTAATAAACTTCTTATAGATGCTTGGCAGTTAGGTGTTAAAACACTTTATTATCAACACTCAATGAACTCAGCTCAGGCATTCTCAAGAAAAAAACTTAATCTTAATGATTTAGTTTGCACGAGTTGTGAGGCATAAGACGTAAAAAACGACAATAATGCGTGAAAAACCCGGCAAGTATTTTGTCGGGTTTTTTTGTTTTCAAAAAAAATAATAGGAATATATTTATGTAATATGGCAGATGGTAAAACATATGGTATTAATTTTCCTTTCAGACAGAGTCAGGACGGAAAGTATCTATCATTATCACAAACACCTGAAGAGGAAATACGAACAGATTTGTTACACCTTATTCTTACGAGAAAGGGTAGTAGATATTATTTACCAAATTTTGGTACAAGAATTTATGAATTTATTTTTGAACCGATGGATGGTTTATCGTTTGAAGCTATCAAGGCAGATATAAGACAATCGGTTGATGAATTTTTACCAAATTTAGTTTTAAATGATATTACTATAACGCCATATACTGATGAACTTGAATTAGTTGGTAATATTAATATGGAAAACATTGGTGTTGGTGGTATTTACAGAGTACCCGGTACAGGTGTTGCGGACTATACAGCAAAAATAAGAATCGACTATACTATAACAGATAGCACCTTCAACAATAAGGATTTTGTTATTATCAATATTTAATATAAATGGCACAAAGAAGAATTTCATACGCAGATAGGGATTTTGAGGCGTTACGTCAAGACCTTATTAACTACACTCAGGAGTATTATCCTGAATTAATTGATAATTTTAATGATGCGTCGGTATATTCTGTATTTTTAGATTTAAACGCAGCTATCGGTGATAATTTACATTATCACATGGATAGGAGTATTCAAGAAACTGTTCTTCAATATGCTCAACAACGTTCATCAATTTTTAACATAGCCAGAACTTACGGATTAAAAATACCCGGTAATAGACCTTCAGTATCACTTTGTGATTTTTCAATTACGGTACCTGCCTTTGGTGACCAAGAAGATACTCGTTATTTAGGAATATTAAGAGCGGGTTCACAAGTGGTTGGTGCAGGACAAACATTTGAGAATGTATATGATATTGATTTCTCTTCACAATATAATAGTGAAGGATTTCCGAATCAGACTAAAATACCTAATTTTGATTCCAATGGTAAACTATTAAACTACACAATCACTAAAAGGGAGGTTGTTGTTAATGGTATTACTAAGGTATTCAAAAAAATAATTACACCTGCAGATGTAAAACCATTCTTTGAGTTTTTCTTACCTGAAAAAAATATTATCGGTGTTACGTCAGTAATTCAAAAAGATGGAACATCATATCAATCAGTACCAACATCATCTGAATTTTTAAGTTCACCTGATAGATGGTTCGAGGTTGATTCTTTGGCTGAGAGTAGTGTGTTTATTGAAGACCCAACAAAACCGGCAGACAGACCCGGTATTAAAGTTGGTAGATACATTGAAACGGAATTAAGATTTATAACAGAATATACTCCTGAAGGATTCTTAAGAGTTCAGTTTGGTAATGCAACAGTTACTGCTGACGAACAATTAGCTCAATTTTCAAGAGTTGGTGTACCATTAAGAGTTCAAGATTACCAAAATAATATTGGGCTAGGTAAGACGGTAAAGGCTAATACGACACTGTTTGTCCAATATAGAATTGGTGGTGGAACCGTTTCAAATATTGGTGTTAATTCTATTAACCAAGTTGGTACTGTTAACTTTTTTGTTAATGGGCCTTCAGCAAATATTAATCAACAGGTTGTTAATTCGTTAAGAGTTAATAACGTGACTGCAGCTATTGGTGGTGCAAATCAACCAAACATAGAAGAAGTTAGAAACATGGTAACATTTAACTTTGCATCACAAAACAGAGCCGTAACAGTTAATGATTATTATGCATTAATTAGAAAAATGCCAGGTAAATTTGGTGCACCTGCCAAAGTAGCAATTACTGAAGAAGATAACAAAATTAATATTAATATTGTTTCTTATGATTCAACTGGTAGTTTGACACAATCAGTGTCAAATACTTTAAAAACAAATTTGGCAAATTATCTATCAAATTATAGGATGATTAATGATTATATATCAATCAATGTTGCTCAAGTTGTTGATTTAGAATTTGACATATCTGTTGTGATAGATGGTGCTCAAAATCAGGGAGAAGTTATTACTAGAGTTATTGATAAAGTGCAAACAATAATGAGTCCCGTTTTTAGAGAAATGGGTGGTAATGTTTATATATCCGAATTACGAAGTCAGGTACAAGATGTTCCTGGTGTGATTTCTATTACAGACCTTAAAGTATATAATAAAGTTGGTGGTCAGTATTCATCCTCAGAAACTTCACAAAGATATGTTAATAGTGCAACAAAAGAAATTTTATTAATTGATGATACGGTATTTGCTGAACCTTCACAAATTTACCAAGTTAGGTTCCCAAATAAAGATATTAAAGTAAGGGTTAAGAACTTAAAAACGGTTGATTTCTCTTAATTCATTTACATAGATTTTTACTAAGTTATTTTGAAAATAGATAAATAACTATTTATCTTAAAATATTTTCTATGCCCAAATCATATCGTCTACGTACACAATTAGGTGTTGACCAAACAATCAGATTAAATGTTGAACAGGATTTCGATTTCTTGGAAATATTATCCATGAAATTAACTCAAGGAGATGCTTATACTCGTTTCTGTGCGGACTATGGTGTGGTTGTTGGTCGTGTCGTAGCAAATGGGGGGTATGGAGTACCAAATGCAAGAATTTCTGTTTTTGTTCCTGTTGAAGATGTTGATTTATTGAATCCAATTATATCCTCACTTTATCCATATAAAAGCCCCGCAGAGAAAAATGAAGATGGGTACCGATATAATTTATTACCTTATGACCAAGAATATGGTGGACACACACCTACGGGTACTTTCCCAAACAGAGAAGATTTACTAACAAGACAAGAGGTATTAGAAATTTATGAAAAATATTATAAGTATACCGTAAAAACTAACGAATCGGGTGATTTTATGATTGTGGGTGTGCCATTAGGTATACAGACACTTACAATGGATTTAGACCTATCAAATATGGGTGAATTTTCACTTAGACCTCAAGACTTAGTTAGGATGGGATTGGCGACTTCTGAAGAGGTCAATGGAACTCAATTTTTGGCATCCACAGATTTAGATTCTTTACCACAAATTATTAATGCAAAAAAAGATATTGATGTTTCATCATTTTGGGGAGACGGGTCTCAATGTAGTATAGGAATTACCAGAGCCGATTTTGACCTTAGAGAGTTGGGTGTTGATATACAACCAACAGCAATATTCATGGGTTCAATTATGAGCTCACAGGATACTCAAATGTTAAAGAAAAATTGTAAGCCAAAAACAGAACAAGGTGACTTGTGTGGTATGATAACAGGTCCGGGTGAGATTTTAGCAATTAGACAAACCGTTAATACTGATGTGGATGGTAATCCTATTCTTGAGCAATATAGATTACAAAATAGTGGTAAAGTTATCGATGACGATGGTACGTTTTTAGTTGATGTACCGATGAATTTGGATTATGTCGTAACAAACGAATACGGTGAAATAGTATTTTCCAAAGACCCAAGAATTGGTATACCAACAAATGGTAAGTATAGGTTTAAAATAAAATATCAATCAGAGACAAATGGTCCTACAAGAGAAGGTACTACATTATTTCCAATACAGGGTGAAATACAACGAGGTAATTTTTTAGTACCAAACATTAGGGAATATGGATGGACAGGAACTACCACAGCAAATCCTGGTGTTGACCCCGCATTATACGCATTAGATACTAGTCCACACTACGACCCAAATTTTACTGGTAACACAAATTGGCAATTGTTTCAAAAAAGCTACGCGTTTTCTTTAAATTGGGATGATTATGCAAATAAACAAGCCGCCATAAATTGTGAAGACTTCTTTTATCAGATGAAGTTTAATAAAGTTTATACTACATCACAATTTATTGAAGAATATAGAAAGGGTCGTGGTCGTGCAAGATTTTTAGGTGTAAAAGAAATATTAGACAGGACTTGTGAGAGTGAAAATAATAAATTCCCTGTGAATGATGGTGTTAGAAATTTTGATGCAATATATTTTGTGTTCAATATTTTATTCACAATTTTACAAGTTCCATTAATTATTATCGCTTTTATTTATAGTGCGTTTGTTGGGTTATATCCATTTATAAAAAATGTTTTACCGGTCGTTTTTGCTGGTATTGCTACTTTTCAAATTAACGCTAGCCTCACAGCATTAGCGGTTGGTATTTCTACTGCTGCTTGGGGGGCAATAATTATAGCTTCATTATCATTAATAGCTTGGGGGTTAGTTACATATTTGGTAATTAAAAATTTTAAACAATTACAGAATCTACAATTATACGCGATACCGTTACCTAACTATGCATATCCTGAATGTAATGCATGTGACTGTGGACCAAAAAAAATTAACAACGTATTAGGTCCTGTCGAAGTTTCTAATTCATCTATTTTGGCAAACACAAATCAATATACGATGTATAATGGTGTTAGTGTTTTAGATAATGACGGTGCTGTTGACCAAGATTGGGTAAATAAGTTTGGTTACGGATTTCAAACTACCATGGCAGGAAATCCATTTACAGGAAAAACCGACGGAACCTACAATCAAAATATGGATAGAGGGTTAAGGACTCCTTATTTAAAGGGTTCTGCACAAAACCCGTTTACTAATTATAATAATTGGTCTTGGGATATACCACTATCTGAGAGGATGAATCTATTCAATGTAAAGGCGAAGTTTCACGATAACGGTGGGTATAATCAAATGAAAGTTACTTTTGGTTATACAAATCCAAGTAATAGTTCACAGTTTCACTATGATAATGTTTTAGTGTTATTAGTTGACCCTGGAACTATGGAAAATTTACCGACGGGTCAACTTTTAAGTTTTCAAAACCCAAACGCCTCAAAAGACCCTAATATAACAGGTCAAACAATAGAAAATGGGTTTGGTAATTTTTCAAGTACTGGTACTTCAGCCGTTGGTAACATATCAATTGTTGTTAACTCGATGAACCCAAGTAATGTTAGTGTTAATCAAACAGCGACGTATGTTATAACAGGTTCGACTAATAACGTTAAAGAATATCTTTATCCTTCGGATGTTGAATATTTTCAAATAATAACTGGTCACACCGTTGAACAGTTTCAACAAATATGTAGTCCTGCGGTACTACCACAAACAAGTTATGGTAGTCCAAACAATACATTATTACAAAGATTTTTATTTGGATACCAAAGAATTAAAAAGGGTGGTGGTAACAATCCTGACATTTATCCTGATGATAGTGGGTGGTCAACTACGGGTCCAAATATACAGTTGATACAAGACTATAGAAATCACGAAATTATATTCTTAGCAAGAGGTGTTGACCCCAATTCAGACAAACAAGATATCGAATATGACATGTCTAAACTTTATGGGTATAATTCATTCGGTAATAAAAAAGTGAGGGGTTCTTACTTGTTGAACATTCCTATTCAAAAATATCAGAGTAATACTGATTGGAGAATACCGAGACACAACCAATTTGTGAATAACGGTTCAACAAACTTGAATCAAAATATATTTTACCCATCATATAATTTTAGTGTAACAAATTATTTAGCGTCGTGGACGACAAAGAATCATCTTTATTATTCTGCTTTAGACCAAGTAAATAGTGCGTGGGACATTAACCAAGCAAATTCAGGTCAAGGTTTTGTGAATTCAGGGTATAACCAAGCGATTGCTGCTGGTGGTAATACGTGGAACAGAATGATTAATAATGGTAACGTTAAAGATGGATTCAGAAATGGTTACTTATCCAACGAAGTTGTTGAGGGTGGAACGTATATGGCTGCAGATGGTTCATCTCAAATTGGGTATGACTTTACAAATTACTCTCCGATATACATAAATGGGTCTGCGGGGTCAATGTCTATGTCTAACAGTAATCGTTTGGTTATGAGAACTGACCGTTTACCATCATCAGACGCGTTAGATGGCAGACTTGTTTTACATCAAAATTCAAATTTTTCACTTTATTCGATTAATAGTCCAAGTGAAATTCAAGGTGTAACGGGCAGTTACAATACAGGTACCGATAATTTTTCAGACCCAGCCGATGATTATTTAGAGGATGTTGGAGGTAATTTGAGTGTTAAAATTCAACAAACTTTTTCTTGTGAAGGTATGGTTCCTTTAAAATGTTATTCAGGTGACGGAGAGAATATTGGTGTTAAAAATTTAAATGATGATTGTTACTACTACAATAGAGAAGATAACATTAGGAATATGTATGACGGTTGTTATTACTTGGTTCAAGAACCATTTAAATTTCAAAAAGATTTGTTGTTATTTTCAGAGTGGAAGGCTAGATTCAGATTCAATTTTGCACTTTGTAGAAATGTAATTTCATTAACCTTTGTAAACAATTGGATTAATGGTTCTTTATATATGTATTCATTTCAAAAAGATACACTATATCTAGCACCACTATCGGCTTCAACATTTAATAGTGATGTTACTTATAGATATTGTACGGACACTTTAGTATATAAAGAAACTAATAATTCTTTTTTCTACAGAAGCTCACCTTATAATGGTAATATTTTCATAGGTAAACAATCACCAAGAAAAATAGATAACACACCGTACCCCGATAGTGCTGCGTTGAATAAAAGACTTTTGGGTAGTCCGACTACTATGATTGATTTAGGACCAAGAGACCAATTTGTTCAAGAGATTTCTTTAAATCCTGATTATGAAGGTTTTATTATAGATAAAATACCATCAACATCTTATAATGATACATCTGATTTATTACAATTATTTGTGATAAGTAGATTGACGGATTCTAACTTTTTATCACAACTAACACAATCAGGTGATGCGTCAATCACTCAATTATTCTCAAGAACAAATAGTAGATTAGATGGTGACGTAACACAATTATTAAGTATAAACTCAGAATTTGGTGTTAGTCCATATTTGGGTGACAATTACGGGCAAAGTCAAATTAAATACTATTCAACAGGACAGGGACCTGTTTTAGGAGTATTCTTTTCAGCTAATACCGAAAATAGGGATTTGATTACACCGGGAAGAACAACATTTGAAGACAATACAATTATATATTTGACAAACTATTATGGTTTTGAAGACCAAGAAGTCCCTTATTGGCCTTGGCAAATTCAGAATAATGGTAATTTAATTTTTGGTTCACAGACAAACGATTGGGAAGTAAAAAAGGCAGTACCGAGTCAAATTTACACATACAAGTATCAATCTATTGATAGATTATTGGGTGGTAACATAGCGTCAGGTCAACCAACATTCCCGTCTGAGACTGATGTACCAACATTTGAAAAACCAGGATTTATATACAATTCACAAAGTACTGGTGGTGTCAGTCCTACAATAACTCCTAAATCAACAACAACACCGCCACCACCAATTATTGGTGTTGGTTCACCATACCATTTTTATTTTGGGTTAAGAAATGGTAAATCCGCAATGAATAAGTATATAAACAAATATATATTCAATGAAGAAGTATTATGAGTTTTGATGTAAAGATAGTTAGAAACCAAGATAGGTTTAAAGGTGCTCCTGAACAGGATTACCTTTTACAAATTGCTTTAGAGGAACAAAGTAGAGAAATCATTGAAGGTGATAAGAATGTTTATTTATCACAAGAAAGTCAATTTGAGGAGGAAAGACAATCAAGTAATGTTTTTAGAATATCAGGTAAAATTGTTAATATATTTGATAATGGTATTAGTGGTTTTACATCTTACACGCCATATGGTAATAATTTATTTTATATCAATGGTATTGAGGCAAAACAAATAAATGCGAATCAAAATCCACCACAAATAAGTGCTTGGAGAGGATATGTACAATTTGATGAATTTACATTTTACAGAACACAAGGTATTTCTGGACATATTCCGTTCTTTAATAAAAGTGCATCAACTTATAATTGGAATGTTTATGTGTCGTACCCCGTTAGTGGTGATAGTGAGCAAATTATGAGTTATGAAAATACACAATTTTCAGCTTCAACATATTTTCAATCAGGTGACGGGATTCCATTTGTATTACAAAATACAAATCCAGATGGTAAATCTTTAATTACTTTTTATTGTGGTGTGCCACACAACTTACAAGTTGGTGAGTTTGTTAAATTATCAATATCTTCAATCGGACAAAATTATTTTCAAGTTGAATCTTTGGGTGACCAATATTATGGCTCAAGTGAAAAAATATTTTCAATATATAATATAGGTTATACAAACTTCACAGATGGTACTGTGGGGACATTTAAACGTGTTTTAGACATAAATAACACAGGTGAGACTACATCACAATATTATGTAAGGAGACACAAGATTTTGACTAATGAATCTGATTATGATTTAACAAAACTTGGGTTCGAAAATAATGCCTTTTCAAACAAAAAGCAATTAGAATATTCCGCATTAACATTTAATGGTGTGTCAAGAGTTTCCGTAAAAGACGGAAGTCAAACTTGTGGTTTTAGTATTACAAAAGATATTGATACGACAACACTTATTGATAATCAAGGTAGACCGTTATCGGAACTTTTTGTGACAATTATCCAAAAAGGTTATATGGGTTATTTTAACAAACCATATGCTAACGGATATCCTGGTTTATTAATGGGTTGGGATTTAAATTTATTAGATGGTAAGATTGACACGTGGTGGTCTAATACAAATCCATCAAATAAAGATTTGGCATTACAAACATCGAGTTATAATTTTTCAGGGAATACTTTTTATTATAATCAACCATTAAACGTTGGTGATATAATAACTGGTGATTTTTGTGAGTGGAATGAATTTACAATGACAGAAACTGTGTTGTCAAAACAAAATCATAAGTTTAGTTATAATCCTTTATTATTTACAAATGACTCGCCAATTAATTTTGAATCGGGATATTTTTATCAACCCCATTTTTCGGTACCAATTAGGGCTTTTTCAACATATATAGAAGTTGGTCTTAAAGATGATGTGGATAATATACCTGATTGGGCATTTTACTCAGAAACGGAAAGACAATGGAGGTGGAGGGATTTATACCCATACGGATATATTGACACTGATGGTGTTGGTGTTGATTCTCCATTTTTGAATGATGCTCATTATCCATTTTCCGACATATTATTTTTACAATTACCAACTTCGTTCTATAGAAACATAAACAGACCATTAGTCGAATACATTATAGACCCATTTATTGATGGATGTGAATAAATTTAGACTACCAAATATAGTCAAAGATAATCAAATTAATATTCCTATTGAATTAACATGGGATAATGCTGGACGCACTGACGGTTTGAACCAATTTGAAGCCGATGTTTTGGAGCAAATTATAAATCCTACTGAAGATTTTGAAGTTACAAGATATGCTCACGTCCCATATAGTGGTGGTTTAACATCGACCAATTATGAGTTTTATTTTTTACCTGGAATTTATCAAGTAACTGCAGCAACAACAAATGATTGGGTTTGTAGCTATACAGGAACATCATTTACTGTTCCTGAGATATATTATTATTCTGCAGCATTCCAACGTAGTTTCTTTAAGATAGATTTATACGACACACCAAATACTGAAAATCAAAAGATTATGGCAACTATCATTATTCCGACACAACAGGGTAATGAACAAGGGGCTTTATTAGGTACTGGACTAACTACTCAAAATATTAACATTAATAAACCGTCTTTTACTTTGGATTATGTTGGTGATAAGGAAGGTTATTTTGTGTATTGGATAAAAAATCCAACATATGTTAATACTACAAGGTTTTTTATGTCTGCTAAGTTTTTTAATGCAAAAACTGGTGAGTTTATTAGGTTAATGAATACACCGCAAAGTGTATTACCTACGGAGTTTAATTTTGATAAATCAAAGTATTTTTATTACAAAGTTGATATAGATTATATAAACTATGAATACTTAGTAACAACAGATAATGGTACTAGAATTGGCAATCAAGGTAACCCTATAAAATGGTATCAATATATTAACCCATAATGAATAGTGAAATATATAAAATAAGAATATCTCCTGAGGTGTTAAGTACTGATATTGTTTCTGAAACATACCAGACAAATACTTTTGGTGTTTATTCTGCGATGACAAGTATTTTATCGGGGGGTACTAACGGCTCGAGTTTACTTACAGGTCTTACCGTTGATATTGTTTTTCAAAATAGTTTTAATGATTTAGGATATTTTACACCATTTGATGGGTTTATTTTACAAAAAGAAGTTATAAATAATTTTATTTTTACCGCCTCAACAAGTAGTCCATATACTGTGTTGGTTTATAATACTTCAGACATTGAGTTTAGAAAATTTTTGAGTTTATCTAATTATCTTTTGAATTGGGGTGATGGTTCACCATTACAAGTATTAAATGAAACAGCACCACAGTATTTATCACATACATATTCATTTTCGGGTGATTTTGAAATAAGTTTAACTCAAACAAATCCCTGGGGCACTACTCAAGTTACCAAAACAATACCTGTACCCGTGACAGGAGCGACCATCCCAAACCCCGAAGGAACATGTACTTTCACACAAAATTTGGGTAATTGGTCGGGTATTCCAATTAATGCTAATTTTATTTTTACTGGTGATTCTGAAAATACTGTAGAAGCTCAGGTGTCTAGTACATGGACAAATGTACCTTTTATGGTGTCTGGATTTACAAAATCACAAATAACTGACCTAAAAAATTACGGAAGTATTAAGTACGCCACTAATGTGCCAATATTCAAAAACGGTCAGGTTTATGGTGTAATCAATGAAATCAGTTCAAGTTATACAGCCTACACAATTAATGATGTTGATTATTACGATTATCCTGACGGTAATACAATATTTTTTACGGCATCATCCGGATTAACATCAAATGATATTATTGCAAATGCAATTACTAAACAAGAAGTCCTACTTGATATAGTTTCTTCGCCAGAAATACAAACTGAAATATTTATTGATAGGGGTAAGATTTCGGCATTCGAAGGACTACAACGACTTGGAGAAGTCGATAACTTAGGAGACTTAGCTCGATACGGTTACGGATTTTTCAAGATTAACACAACAATATAAAAAATGGCACTAGGAACCTACGGTATTACAAGACCAGCAGACATGTCTCCTGAAGATGTGGAGATTATTATGAATTACACTCCAAGTAGAGATGTAACACAAAACTTTGTATTAAAAAAATTGGATGCGGCCTCATTGTTGACACCATATTTCAACAATAACGAAACCGGTGGAAACACAAATGAAATTTTAGGTGGATTATATAATCTAAAATTACCGGCATCAGAATTTAATGCTCTCGGAATATACACTTTGTATATCAGACCTGCCGAAATTAGAACGGTTATCACTGATTGTGGGATATTGTCAGCACTTCCAAATGTAAAAGGAATCATTATTGATTTGAATAATGTTGACCCACAATATAGAAACAAATTTGTAAACCAAGGCATGGTTGGTTTCAGAGTAGAATATCTAAATGAAGACGGTTCAAAAATACCAAACTTTTTTAGAATTGTTACATCTTCTTTTTTTTGTGAACCTGTAACAACAAACTTGGTAAACACACAACAAAAACAAATCCGTTATAGGTATGTTGAAGCTGGAAGTGATTTGTTATTTTGTACGTTATCACCTTCAAGTGCACCATCCAATAAACCATCAGCGACTCCATATATTGGTCAGCCAAACCAAAATATTATATTCACAAACACATATTTTAATCCTGTAACTGTTGAAATTGAGATGGCTCAATACGACATAGATACATTAGCAATTGCTCTTTATGGTAACCAAACTAAAAGTATTGAAGATGGTATCTACACTCTTTATGATACTAGTAACAACATCTACCAACAATACAACTTGTTTGAAGTTCGTGATGAGTTCAACAACCTACTTTATGAAGTTCGTCAAAATAGAGGTGATAACATCGATTTTAGTAAAAATTTCAATAGTATTATACAATAATGGCGAGTCCTCTAAAATACAGATACCCACCAGCGCCTAATTCAGGTGACCAAACATTTTCACCGGACATTGTTGGATTCCAACTCGTTAATGGTGGTGGTTTGACACAGGCTAACTTTGAGTTTACAACCTCAGTTGTTGAGAAGGTAAACAGAAAGTTTGATATTGGTGTATTTTCTGACCCATTTACATTAGAGACTTTAAATATTGATGACATTGCTCAATCAAGGGCGATATTGGCAAAACAGTATTCTGTATATCCAAATTATGATATATCGGTAGTAACAAACTTTTCTCTTTACGGTTCATTAGCGAAAAGATTAGAGATATCAATAATTAAAATTATTAATTATTTTCCAGCGGCGTTAGAAGTTGATAGAGTTTATTATGATTATACTACAGCTAACACTGCTAATAATATTTCATACAATGCGGTTGAAAATGAAACAACTTTTGATATTGATGTTACTAGAATAAAAAACCCATTCGACATTGATTATTCAACAAATGCTAATAGAAACTTAGAGGTAAGACCTTTTGAATTTTCACCATTAAGAAATTTCACACAAGAGTATCTAAAATACGCTTTGTTTGTTGCTGGTGATGGTGAAATAGAATATAAAGTTATTGATTTTACACCATCATCATCTTTAAGTGCTGGTACAATACAAGTTGTTGTTGAAGGTAATCCTTTTTTGGGTAGTAGTTCAACAACTTCACAGATAATACTTAGACCTAATAAATTTTATGTTGAGGTTGCGTTTGATGAGCCATTTGATGAAGTTGAAGACTTTTTGTTGAACCGATTAGTTACACCGAAATATACCGCTTATTTTAAATATCCAAGAGAAAACGATAATGGACAAACTTATGTTGCTAATAAAACGGTTACGTGGCCATTAGAGGGTAGTTGGAATTTAGATATTAGAACAAGGGCTTTTGACACTTATTTGGAGGAAGTCAATGAGGTTGCTGTTTCTTTAGATAGTTTTAAGACGAATTTAATAAGTCGTTTTTTAATAACAGGTTCTTTCAAAGAGTTTGATACTGAAGACCAAAGGGTTGAAAAAGTTATTCAAGTATATGGTAGGGCTTATGATGAAACTAAAAAATTCATTGATGCTTTAGCCTATATGACATCAGTGAACTACATACCTAAAGACGACATTCCGTCTCAATTATTGGTAAACTTAGCCTACACATTGGGATATCAGGTTAATATATCTCCGATAACAAATGATGATTTTTTAAGCTCTGTTTTTGGAACTAAAAATCAATCCATATACACTGGTTTGACTAGAGACTTGACTCCAAGTGAGTTAAACTATGAATATTACAGAAAATTAATTATTAATTCTGGTTGGTTATTTAGGTCTAAAGGTACAAGAAAATCTGTTGAATTTATAATGAGAATGGTAGGTGCTCCACAAGCACTTGTTGAGTTTAATGAGACAATTTATTTAGCTGATTCAAAAATTAATATGGAGCAATTTACTGAACAATTTATTCAGTTAACGGGCGGAACATTTAGTCAAGAAGTACTGGTATTAGACCCTGAAAATACATACAAGATTCAAGGTATAATATACACAGCATTTACCATAGATTATGAAATTGAAGATGTGGAACCAATTAGGGAGGATTACCCAATTGATATAGAGGGATATCCAAAAGCACCTATTGACAACGACAATTATTTTTTTGAAAAAGGTTCAGGTTGGTTTGAGCAAACACCAAAACACAGGGCTGAACAAGATACCATTGTAACCGAATCGACATTTACGGGTCAAAACCCTAATGTTCAAACTGTCTTACAACCATACACTTACGGACAAAAATACTTCGAAAGATTTAGAAAATTCCCATATATGACTTTGGGTTTTGATTTAACCCAAACTATTGATAATAAAAAGTCATGGACGGATAATGAAATAGGTTTGAGAAAAACTCAAGGTGGGTTTAATGCTTATTACTTCGTGTCAAATGAAAAGTTGGTGTTAAATGCTAAAAACGTTGATTTGTTTATGAACATGGGTCAAGGTTTGGAGTATGATGTTTGGGATATGAGTAGAAAATATGATTACCCAATACCTGCTACGGGATTGACAACCGGTGTCGGTGGTATTGATTCTACTATAATTCAGCCAAATCCAAAACAAAAAACATTTTTTGAGTTTGCACAAACATTTTGGAAAAATATGATTAATGTTCGTAATAGACAAACTATTACGGATGGTAAAGGTGGTGGATATCCAACTTTACAACAAATCTATTGGAACTATCTACAATCACAAGAAACGGTAAACATACCTTCTAATCAATATACCTACCAAAAAATGATTGATTTTACTTTAGGTTTAGGTAACTATTGGGTACGTTTGGTGGAACAAATGATACCTGCATCCACACTATGGAATACAGGTACAAGGTTTGAAAATTCACAATTTCACAGACAAAAAGTTGTATGGAGAAGACAACGTGGTTGTGAAATTATTCCAATTCCATGTATTCCATGTACTGTTGAAGGGCAACTGTTTGGTTATGATTGTATTGACCAAACACTACAGTGTGGAATATATCCCTGGACAGAATCCACATCTGAAACATCGGGAACCACATTCCAACAAGTATTATATAATCAAATTAATAGTTTGATTAGTTTGAGTGGTTTTACTACAAGCCAATGTGATTTAAATTCTGTAACATCTATTTGGTTTACGGATTTAAGATTAGACAACGACATATTAGTTCAAGAACCTTTCTTTACAGGATACACGGCAACCGACGCACCAACCGACCAACAATGGATTGATGGATTAAATTCTAATTTTTCTGATTTATATGTATGGGGATTGAACTATTCTATAACTAACGGAGTAATTACTGTAAGTAACACGGGATGTATGGCAGACTTTACTGATAAAACTCTACAATTAAATGTAGGGATTAATATAACAATATACTGTAGTTAATGGCTATTTGGTATTTAGGACTTACAGAAAAATGTACATCAGGAACTGCGTATAGTTATACACTAGCATGGCCTGATAATTTAGTTGGTGCCAATGATGCGACCTCACTTTCTTTTTGGACAGGTGGTACCTACACAACATTACAACTTGGTAGTAGATATTTTGATGTTACGTCGGTAACAACAACACCATCAGCTGCGGATTACACTTTATCTAATAGTGATACATTCAATATAAATTTTGTTGTATTTAGCACTGCGTGTTGTTCAAATAAGTTACCGTTAGTGCCATTCTTATGGGAATCAACTTTAACAGGTTATACTGCTAGTGATATATTAACTGGTGATACATCTGCGCACTTTTTGGTTAACAATTCGGTGGTTTATAATAGTACGGTTTATTTACCCAATGTGGCAGTACAATTAGCATTGGTAAACAATGGGTTATGTAACACATCTTTTAGTACATATGTGGGTTCTAGTGTTACTGCAAATGATTGTAATGGAGCAATACCTTGGTCGGCATCAACTTCAGTAAATGAATCCAATTTGTTACCTGGTATAAGATGGGTATATAGTGCAACTACAGATTGTTTTGGTAATATATTAGGAAGTCCGTACACAACTTATGAAATTGTCGGTACTCGTATACCACCAGGACAAGTTATATCCACCCAATACGGTGGATGTTTAGAAATTCCTGATTGTGCTACACCATATACGGCATCTACTGGCAGTGCTGTAATTACGTCTGGTGCGACATTTGTCTCATGTGCTACTTGTACCGCAACTACAAATCCCAGTGAAGTTTGGTATTATACCGCAACTCCTTGTTGTGGTGGTACACCAATTACAATATCAATTTTAACTGGTAATTCTATAGGTGAAGGAGTTTCATTTTTACCGGGAACTGTATTCGAGGGTAGTGACGGACAATGTTATGATATAGATGGTCAAACTGTACCGGGACCTGCAAGTGCAGTAACACCTGTAACGTGGTATGGTGGTGAAAGTGCGTGTGGCCCATGTATTGTTGATAATCCTTGCCCATCACCAACACCAACACCTACACTTACGGTTACGCCTACGGTTACTCCGACTATAACCACTACTCCAACAGTCACTCCAACAATCACACCGACAGAATCTGTCGTTTTTGTTGATATGTTAGTTGAAGATTGTTGTACACATACTTTTCAATTAAATCTAAGTGTTCCATTAGCAAATTCTGCGATTGGTTTAGTGTATGAAGTGGGGGGTTGTTGTTATGAAATTATGGCGGTCGCTCCTGAAATAGGTATAATGTCAGCAACCACTTATTATACTGATTGTACAGATTGTACTTTGGTAGAAAATCCATGTTTTAATTGGACTGCTGATTTAACTAATTGTTGTGATGCAACTACAACTACAATAGAAGGTGCTGGATGTACAGTACCAACTAATGGACAAGTAATAAACTATACGGGAACATGTTATGAGGTACAAAATGTTCAAGTGGGGGGTGCGGGAACTACATTCATACCATCATTTAACATTTTTAATGACTGTGATGAATGTGAAACAATTGTCCCATGTCCTTCACCGACACCCACGCCTACAATGACTGTAACGCCTACAGTTACACCAACACTAACACCGACAATTGCTGCAACCGCAACAGTCACACCGACCGTTACACCTACTCCAACAACTTGTGTTTGTAGCTTCTTAGATGTTATTGTAACATCTGGAGATTTATTAAGTGCCACGGGGAATACTTTTGACCCATCACAAGATGGAAAAGTTTATTTAGTTTATACCGACTGTAATAACTTACTTACTCAAGTTGAATATTCAGTAGCGTCGGCATATACACATACTGTTTGTGCATTATCAAGTCAAATTGGTGTATTGACAGACATATTTTTTTATCAAGATAATGCGCCACTTAGTGGTACATCATCATGGTCTAATAGTTATAACTGTTGTTCCTCACCAACTCCAACCCCAACTCCGACACCAACTATTACGGAGACTCCAACCAATACGCCTACAGAAACTCCTACCCCAACTGTAACGAACACTCAAACACCTACTCCAACTGAACCATACGACATTTATTTGTTATCGGGTTGTTGTGATGGTTCTTTGTTTAGATTTGAGAATGTGGCTGGTTATTTAATTGAGGGGAATGCATATAATATTTCAGGTTCTTTAGACTTTACAGGTTGTGCAACTGTAATCCCATACTCAGGTGTCGGACCTACATATTCTGCAATTGGTGTTTCATTCATAGAATATGTTGATTGTGTTGTTTGTACAAGTGCAAATCCATGTCTAACTCCGACACCAACTAATACACCAACTAATACACAAACACCTACAGTAACACCTACCTTAACAAAAACACCAACAAATACTCCAACTAACACAATTACTCCCACAAAAACACCAACAAATACTCCAACTAACACAATCACTCCTACTACAACACCGACACCGACACCGACACTACCTATTAATGAGTTGTCGTATTCCTTTAGTATAACTGGAACTTGTGCAGACCCCAATGGTGGTAGAATAGTATTCACACCTTTGGGTGGTGTACCACCATATACGTTGGATAATGACATACCTGGAACTTTACCAAGTTATGTTAGTTTTACAGGTACTGTTGAGTACACTGGATTAACCGGTGGTACCTATGTATTCAGGTTAAACGATTCTTCGGGTGGTTTTAACAGTGAGCAATATATTAATATTGTACTTGAAGGTTGTTTGGACGCGGTAATTGTTGACGTTGAAGATACTACATGTGGGTTAGACAATGGAAGTTTCTATGTTAGTGGTGATTCAGGTTCTTTACCATATACTATAACATTATATCAAGATACTGTACAGATATCACAAGGGCCATACTCTATAAATCCTTATGAGTTCACCAATTTAAGTCCGGGCGATTATTATGCTGAGGTTGTTGATTTTGGTGGTGCGAGTGCAACCACAGCAACAATTACCGTTAGCGCGTCTACAGGATTTGACTACGGATTCTCAATCTCGGGTAATCCCAATTGTGGTATTAATGCAGGAGCTCTCCAAGTGACGGGTGAGACAGGTGTTGCGCCATACACATATCTTTGGTCTAACGGACAAACGGGTGATACAATTACGGGTCTTTCTGCTAGCACATATTCTGTTGAGGTCACAGATTCAAACAATTGTGTGGTTGTTAAAAGTGCCATTGTTCCGAATGTTTCAAATTTTGCCGTTAATACTATAACCGTAATACAACCTGGTTGTTTACAAAGTAATGGTCAAGTAACTGTTACTACATCGGGGGGGACTGCGCCGTTCTACTATTCGGGTAGTACGGGTCAGTCATTATCGGGTGTATCATCAAACTCATTTACATTTACGGGTGTTTCTGCTGGTGACTTTGGATTTTTTGTTAGGGATGCTAATTTATGTACCGTTTTCGGTTCAAATCAGATTATAAGTCAGGGTGGTCTTATCTCTGTTAATGTAAATTCAGGTCTAAATTCTTGTGGTAGTTATGGATTTATTAACATATCTGTCAATGGTAGTGCCCCACCATATACCTATTCATATTCAGGTCAATCGAGTGGTGTATCATCAAGTGCAACCACTAATAGTAACAACTACCTATTTTCAAGCCTAAGTGGAGATACATACTTAATTGCTGTATCCACAGCTAACGGTTGTACCTATTACGAAACTGTCGTTATTAACGCGGTTCCTAAATTTAATTTAACATTATCAACTACGGGGGCTACATGCGGACAAAGTATTGGTTCCGTAAATGTTGCTGTTGGTAGTGGATACACAGGGGTATTAGACTATGTGGTGAGTAACGGAATGCAGATTCTTGATACCACCGCAACGGCATTTACCTTTAGTAATATGTCGATTGGCACTTACTCGGTAAGTGTTACAGACTCTGACGGTTGTAGTATTAATGAAGCCTTTAATATTACGGGTTCGACAGGGGTACAGTTTGTATTAACACCTACGAACTGTGTTTATGGTAATGATGGTCAGATAACCGCAACAATATTACAAGGGGCATCGCCATATAATCTTTATTGGTCAAATAATGTTCCTTCTGGACAGACAGGAACAACAATTACTGGATTAACAGGTGGTTCATATAACTTAACGGTTCAGGATTCAAATGGATGTTCCGCAACCACCACAACAACAATTGTTTGTGGAGCATCTATCGTTTCGGGATATCAGTTGGCTACCATTTGTGAGAGAGAGTTCATTACAACCTACGGAACAAAACGTGGTATGTATGAAATGTTAAACGAGGGGTATATTGATTTGGTAGGTACGGGTGCTACAGCATGTACTTTGAATACTGCTGTGTTTAATTATGACATTGAAATCAGTGGTATAACATATTCAGGACCATTTTACACCGGTACAACATTAAATGATTATCCATCAGACAACCTTTGGGTTGATACTATTGATAATGTATTAAGTGGTTTAACACCATCTCCAATTCAATCGTATACTATTAATTTGGTTGACAATACAATTTCATTATTGTCGGATTGTACGGGTGATGAAGACCCTTTAAGAAATACTGTATTTGGTTTAGGTCTGAATATCGATTATGACATCACATGTGCAACTGGTGCAACACCTACTCCAACATTAACACCTACACAAACACCAACTCCAACATTAACGCCGACAAACACAGTAACGGCAACTTCTACACCAACACCTGGTCTTACACAGACACCAACACCTACAAATACAGTAACTGCGACACAAACACCAACACCTGGTCTTACACAGACACCAACACCTACGAATACACCTACACCTAACGCAACTCAAACTCCAACTCCGACATTAACACCAAGTAGTACACCGTCGACGGGTATTGCGTATCTATTTATCGAACCTCAATCTGGCTCAACAGATATCGGACAATACATGTATGATTTAGGTGCTACATTCTTTGGATTTACAAACGGTTCTGTACCTAACGGAACAAACCCATCGTTGTTCAATATTGATATGAATGAATACATAACATTCTCAGGATGGACGGGTGGTACGTTCCCATCTGTTAGAACTCAGACGGTTCCACAATCTTCAGGTGGTGTTGATTCATTTGGTAATGCAATATCTATTTACAACTTTACAACTCATGAAGTACCTGTTAACACAGTTGGTGGTTCTGCTTGGTTTACATGGATTATACCTACAGGGGCTACAAATAACGGAATACAACAAAAAATTGCTTACAGTATAAATGGTAATCCTAATTCAATGACGACATTAATTATGGATAGTAGCATTTATTCAGATACGTTCAATTATACAGGTACAACAATACCTACAGGAACATATAGGGTATATACAACATTTGCCGACTTGGCATTCTACATTAATAATGGTGGTAACACGATATATTTTAAGGGTGACACTATAATATAAAAAATGAAGGCAACTATTTATTATAGATGAGCAATTTTGAATACAAAAATCCCCTGAGTTCCAATCAAGCATCAACACAGGTTTCTTTGTCGAGGAACTCTGTATTTGGGGTATCTTACAGTGTATTAAATACGGGTGGTTATATGGAGGTTTATAACCTCACAGACCTTATTTGGAATTATACGGGAGGTACTGGTTTAATTGAAGGTTCAACAATTGCTATTCAGTTTAACAAAGGTATTAATAAGACATTCGCTCCTGATATTTTAACACTCGGTAGTGATAATATATCTTCAGGTAGAAGAAGGTTAGGTATGTTGGTTTATGTCCATGAAACCGGACTTGTTTATCAATTTACCATACCTAATTATGAGTCTCTTTGGAATGCCGCGACAGGTCAGACTGGTATATCTGCGGTAACTTTTACCGATTATGCGTCTTTAGTAAATAATCGTTCAGATGCTGGTCAAAATTTTATTAACGCCTTTACTGCATCAACAATTGATGGGTATAATGCTTCTTGGAGTGGAGCAACTTGGAGAGTATTTCCTGGCTCATACCCCGCAATTACAGGAGCCACATATTTCTCAGGAACAAGTACTTTAGAATTTTATAATTCAACAGGTGGTACCATAAGTGTTACAGGTATTACTGCTAGTGGTGGTGGGTCGAGTACTCTTAGTGTTGGAGATGGTGGTACACCAATCACATCTGTTACGGGTATTACATTTAGTGGTGCAACTGTCATCGATGATGGTGGTGGTAATATAACAGTAAGTATTACTGGTGGTTCAGGAACGAGCGGTACGTCAGGAACTAGTGGCACTTCGGGTATTGATGGAACTTCAGGAACTAGTGGTACTTCGGGTATTGATGGAACGTCAGGAACTAGCGGTACAGATGGAACTTCAGGAACTAGCGGTACAGATGGAACTTCAGGAACTAGCGGTACTTCGGGTATTGATGGAACTTCAGGAACTAGTGGAACTTCAGGAACTAGCGGTACAGATGGTACTTCAGGTACTTCAGGAACTAGCGGAACTTCAGGAACTAGCGGTACAGATGGAACATCAGGAACAAGTGGAACTTCAGGAACAAGTGGAACTTCAGGAACAAGTGGTACTTCGGGTATTGATGGAACTTCAGGAACTAGCGGTACAGATGGAACTTCAGGAACTAGCGGTACAGATGGAACTTCAGGAACTAGCGGTACTTCAGGAACAAGCGGAACATCAGGAACCGATGGTTCTTCAGGAACAAGTGGAACTTCAGGAACAAACGGTACTTCAGGTACTAGCGGTACTTCAGGAACCGATGGTTCCTCAGGGACTAGTGGAACTTCAGGAACAAGCGGAACATCAGGAACCGATGGTTCTTCAGGAACTAGTGGAACTTCAGGAACAAGCGGTACATCAGGCACTAGCGGAACATCAGGAACCGATGGTTCTTCAGGAACAAGTGGTACATCAGGTACTAGCGGAACATCAGGAACCGATGGTTCTT